AAGTCTGTTATTTCTGTTACCAAATAGAAAAATCCTCTCTAATGAAGCAACTCAATATTGCGCCTAGCAAAAGTGTCTATTCCATATAATGATATAGAGAGGTGGAAAAGAGACGTTTAAGAGAGTGTCTTTTTAATATAGAGATAGAAGAGCAAGTCTGTTAGCATTTAGAGATGAATTAATAATACTTGAATAGGATAGCAAGCGGGGAAATAGTGCGGGATTTAAGTAAGTCCCTATAGACACAAATACAACTAAATATAAGTCTATTACCCGCTGTATCTATTTAAATCAAAACGGGAGTAAAAAATAAAAAACGGGTGTTTGGTTGCAGACCTCCCGCTGCAATCACTCACCCATAATCCGGGAGGATAAAATGAAAGAAAACACAGTAGGAGTTCAGTACGTTAGTACACCATATGCATTAATAAAGAGGTTTGACCTAACAACATCTGCAATATATGGTTTTATTTGGAGTAAACAACAGTTAAGCAAAGGATATTGTTGTGTCTCACAAGAAACAATAGGGCGAGAGTTGGGGATAAGTCCACGAACAGTTTATACCAAGATGAAACTATTAGAAAATGATGGTTTTATCAAAATAGTAGGCGGTGGAAACTATATAGAGGGGGCTGGCAGAACACTAAACATTGTTTGTGATGAAGATGTTCTTAAAGAGTTAGATACAGATAAAGGCATTATATCTAAGAAGCGTGAAGCCAGTTATCACCTTATAGAGGGTGAACCTGCCCCCGGTGAGAAACTAACAGATTTTCTAAAAAGAAGTATGAAAGCTATTTACGGTGAAGAGTAATCGGAAATATTTTCCGGGGGGTAAGAAATATTTTCCGAATATTACGGAAATAGTTTCCGAATATTACGGAAATATTTTCCGATAAGGTAATAGAGTTACTAAAGATAATAAAAGAGATAATAGGATTTTCTTTTTTCTTTAATAACCCCACAACAAAAACAAACAACAACTAAATATATCCACTAGAGGAGGATGAAATGAAAAACCAATCACTTACTACATCTATTGTATGGATGCTTAGTATTTTTGCAATATCACTATATTTAATGATTAACGTACTACAACAACAGAATACTTTACTAACAATCTCGGCACTGGTTCTCTGTGTCTGGAATGCAATCATTGTAGTGTATCTACTAAGTCAGAGGGGTAAATAATGAATACTATTACCCTTACTGATAGTGAAATATTCTTTTGTAATGAAATAGCACGTAAAAGAATCGAGTTCAATCAACAAACTAATACTTGTAACACTCCTTATAAAGATTCATTAGAGAAGGTCATGCAAACGGGTATGTATGGGGAGGTTGGCTTTTGCAAACTCTACAATATTTTCCCTTCTTTTGAGTTTGACAGTTATGACGGTTGCGGGTTTGATGCATGGCTACATGGTAGACGAGTGGAGGTAAAAACAAACTCTCGTGCGGATGGATGGTTGGGGATAAAAGATATTCCAAAGATTGATACACCTCCTGATTATTTTGCTCTAATGATTACTGCCAACCTCCCTATATTGGGGTTTGCTGGCTTTATTTCATCCAGCAGCGTTCTCAACCCTTGGCATTATGTCAAAGAGTCAAAGAAGATTTATCACCCTCTCTATGTTGCATACCAGAATGAGTTGATACCAGAGTTGCCTGTGGCAACAACAGAGGGGTGGGGAAATGATGACTTCGATATCTATATTGCAGCGCAGGGAGAAATACCTACAAACTAAATACGGGTTGTCTTTAGAAGAGTTTAACTCAATGTTAGAGGCACAAGGGGGAGTATGTGCAATCTGTCACAAACCGCCAGACAAGAAAAACCTGTGTGTGGACCACAATCACAAGACAGGCGCAATCAGAGGGTTGCTTTGTTCAAAATGCAACTATAAACTCGGCATAATGCATGATGATTTAGAGTTCATGCGTGAAGCCTACAAATATCTTGAGAATCATATTTAGAGGAGAATAAAAATGGCTGATTTAAAAAATGTAATCGTTGTTGGGGATGGTCCAGTAAAAGATGATGCTGGAATACACGGTAGAGATATTGGATATATCTGGTCTTATGGGAATGTTGAGTTAGTTGTAGATTATGCAACACTTCATGATGGTTGGGTTGCTATTACTAATCCCAATCCTTGGAAAGATTCTGGAAAGCAAGGTTGGGTTAAATGGGCAAGATGTGCTGTTGATAATCCAGATGAAATGAAAATATTATTGACAATCAAAGATGGTGTTGTTAGTGCAAAGGTTATTAGTTAAGTAATATTAACTATTAATATGTCTTATGCATTAATGGTCCAACCAATATTCTCTAATAAACCACTCACAAACAAAAAAAACGTCATAAAACGTCACTTATTGACAGAAAATGACACATTTATTGAGAGTTGGACCAGATTAGAATGTTTAGGTCCTGTGCGTAATAGTTAACAGGGGGTTTTACAACTAACTGTTTACGTTATACCTCCGCATTCGCTCGTTCCGCTTCGCTCCACTCGCTCATAAACATTTATTCCTTGCAAGAGATAACTTAATACAATATTTCTAATCAGGCATTAATGCGTTTAGCGATTGTTATGCTTCTCAAACTGCAAATCATCTGAATCTACTTTTCTCGTAAGTCAAAACATTAAAGAAAGAAAAAACGGGGGAAGAAAAAGAAAGAAAGTACAAAAGAAACCCTTTTAGTAGATTAATCAAGAGTTTTTTTGTGGTTTGTGAGCGTTAGCGAATGCTGAGGCAGAACGTAAACGTATTTGCGGACCAAACAAATATACGTGGACCAAAAAAAGAGTGAGCTAAAAAACAGTTTACGGACCAAAAACAAAAAGAGTGAGCAAAAAATACTACTCTTTTGAAAAAATAAAAAGAGTGTGCATTTTTTCACACTTTAAACCAGTTTATTTCTGGACCACAACTAGAGGAGGGCACATGAACACAATAGAAATACCTGAAAGTCATAGATGTGAAGTACTTGGTGTTAGTTATCGTTTTATTTGTAACAAGTGCAAAATGGTTTGGGATGTTTATGTACCCATTGAAGAAAGTGGACCCCCTGACTTATGGGACGTATGCAGAAACTGTTTATCTTTGCTTAGTCCTAAGAGTAGTGATACATCAGATGATAAGAAAAGTGTATACAAAGCAACTAATGTAATGGTTAAGTACCCTTTTTTAACTAACGGGTATACAGGGGAATCAAGAAAGTAAATCATATTATTAAAGCTATTATCCCACCTCATTTGAGGGATAGTGCAACTAAACACTTAAAACTTAAGGAGTAACAAAATGACGGACCAAATAAATAATAATCAAGAAAACATCGATACTGTACCTGATAACGGGCAACCTCCGGTAGACAAGGTGAATGTTCAGGCACAGATTGACAGTGCAATAAAAACCCGTGTTGCTAGAGAAAAAGATATACAAAAGCAACTACAGGCACAATGGGATGAAGAAAGACAGGCTCTTATAGCAGAGAATGAACTCTTGAAGAAAGAGTTTCAAGCAAAGCTGGACCAAGAACTATCAGACATCCCTACATCCTTCAGAGGCTTAATATCAAAACTGCCTATAGCAGAGCAGATAGCATGGCTTACTGAACAAAAGAAAGAGCAAGAAACAAAACCTAAACCTACCCCTATACCTAACTTTGGGCATAAAGAGAACCTTAATGGTAAAGGTGAAATAACTCATATGCCAGTGGACCGTATAGTGTAGGAATCAAAAATCAAAGTTCCCACTATCCGTTATACGTGATAGTAACTTAGGAGAAAAATAAAATGGCTGCAAATATTACTAAAATAACTGCCCCTTACTTGGCAGACACAATCGCCCCTCTACGCATTAGTCCTTTATATGCCGGAGAAGCAATACCAGTATGTTCACCTTGCTTTATTCATACTGATGGCAAAGCCTACAAGTGTGTAAGCACAGAGGTAGACGAAGCAAACCACACAAAGTTTGACGGTATCTCTATTGCAGGTGCTGCTGCTGCTAATGACCCCGTAACCCTTTTTGGTTTGGGTGCTCGTATCCATGTTTGTGCGAGTGGCTTGACCATTGGCGCACGTTATTGGGTTTCTGCAACAGCGGGTGCAATCTATGATGCAAAAGTTGCTTCAGCAGATACCCCTATTGCAAAAGCTGTAAGTGCTACTGATATTCGAATCATCAGAGCATCTTACTAAAGGAGGTCCACAATGGCTTATTTAACTATTGTCACTCCTACAGCACTTTCTGATAATGCCCCTTTTCGACTATCGAGTTTAATTGCAGGTTCAGCATTATATGCAGGAAACGCTTGTTATGTTGCATCGGATGGTTTGGTTTACCAGACCTACACCATCAACACAACTGGCTCTCTTGTAGAGTTTGATGGTATTTGTCTTGATAACACCCCTCTTGGTGGTGCTGTAACTCTATTTGGACTTGGGTCCAGACTAAAGTTAGCCTCCGGTATGACTATCGGGACTAGATTTTGGTCAGGCAGTGCAGCACACTTAGGATTGTTATCTGATACCTGTTATACAACCGCAGAGGGTGACCCTATCTGTAAAGCAGTTAGTGCCACTGATGTTGTTGTAACCAAAAAGTATTAAAACATATATAAAGGAGAAATAAAAATATGGCTACCGCTCCCGGTATTTATTCAATAAGTGACCTATTATTGGTCAAAAATGCAAGTGCAGCAGAGTTTGGTGTAGACCACCTCGCTGCTACTATTGCCGCAGAAACAAGCTATACAAACAACTATATCAATGAAATGTTGTCTGATTTAGCACAACCTACTACAAATCAAATCGAAGTTTGGGGTGGAAACTCCGCAACGACTATGGATGAAGTTGACGAGTTAGGTGGAAGCCTTCCTCAGAAGCAATCCATCGGTATCAATGCTGCTGCACCTCTTCGTAGATTTACACAGAAGTTAGGTTGGACACAGAAGTATTTTGAAATCGCAACCCCCGCTGAAATCGCAACCGAATACCTCTCATTACGTAAAGGTTATTTATTGCAGATTCAACGTCAGGTTAAGAAAGCTATCTTCAACAATGTACGTGCAGATTTTGTAGACCGTCTTTACAACGGTGTCACTTTAACAAACGTCTACCCCTTCATTAACGCTGATAGCACGACTCTTCCTGACAGTCCCGCAGGTGTTACTTTTGATGGTTCTTCTCACGACCACTACCTCGGTGAAGGTACTTTAACTCATGAGTTCGTACAAGCTTTAGTTGACACAGTTTTAGAACACGGAAACACTCGTGGTGTAAAACTCTTCATTGCTTTAGCAGATGTTGAACACTACTTAGCTTTTGACGCAGGTTTCACCTCTCTTCCTGACAGCGCAACTCAGACTTTATTGACTCAGTTAGTTTCAGGACAGACCAAAGACAATAACGATTTAGAGAATCGCCAGATTGGTTATTGGTCTGGTGGAATCCCTGTATTTGTCAAGCCTTTCATGATTGAGCACTACCATCTTTGTGTAGCAACTCAAATGCCTGAAAAAGCTTTACTTTACCGTCAACGTCCACAAGCCAGCCTTCAAGGTTGGAGAGTTGGTTCACCTCTAAAGGAATATCCTTTAGTAGCTGATTATGCAGAAGCCGAGTTTGGTTTCGCAGCTTTCAACCGTGTTATGGCTGCTGTCTATTACGATGCAAATGCAACCTACGCCGTCCCAACAATAACTTAATCTTAGGTATCGAGAGAGGGAGTGTCCTCTAGCACTTCCTCTCTTTACCATTAAAAGGAGGCACTATGGCAACACCATTAGAAACATGGGTAACAAATATAGCAGGTAGTTTCGGTACAGAGTTGAGTTTGAGTGCTAGTGATTACACTATCATTGTTGACTGGACTCTAGAAGCGCTTGCCATTGATGCCGAACCATCCCCTCTTGACTCCGCTTGTAAAGCAGTATCAAGAGCAATGCTCTGGTTAAGAGTGATGGGTTTGGTAACAGGTAGTCAAGATACCTTTGATAGAGCACAAATACTTTATGGACAGGCTTGTGATGTTGCAAGCGTATATCTACCTGATATTTCGGGGTTAACTAAAGCACTACAGTTTTATGACCCCTACACTACAGTAGAGGATACTGATTATGTCTAAAGAAATCTTAGAGCAACAGCTAAAAGACCTACAAAATACAGACTATTCTGAATGTCTTATCCCGGGAGTTACATTGATAATGGAAACATCTAGAGGTAATGCACCCGTTGATACTGGCAATCTTCGTGATAGTCATGAAGTACAAAAAGAAGGTTCAACCGTTCTTATCGTTGTAGGGGCTGAATATGCGGGGGATGTTGAATATGGCACACAATATCAAGAGGCACAGCCTTTTTTACGTCCTGCAATGGATGATAAAGCTGATGAAGCGTCTCAACTGATAGCTGCTGCAATGAATGCAAAGATGGAGGAGGTAGTATGACAGTTTTCTCTGACTTACAGACGGTTTTAGAAACCACAGGCTCGAAAGTATTTGCAAATAAAAAACTAGACAGCGTGAAAACAGCGCTTGTCTATAAATCAATAGGGCAACGTATCATTGGCTCTATGTCTGGTAATGCTGGACTCAATATAGAGAGGCTACAAGTCTCATGTTTTGCCACAAATGAAACTACATTGCAGAATATGGCAAGTACTGTAGAGCAACTACTCGCCTTCTATAACAGTTCATCATTCACTTCAATCCCAACCGAATCAAAGATAGAGGGATTTGATACAAACACCTCCACTTTCTTTTCATATAGGGATTTTTATCTTATCTATTAATCACAATCATAAGGAGATTTAATATGGCACTTAAAGATTATGGCACTCTTTTGAAAAAAGGTACAACTACTGTTGGAGAAATCGTATCAGTAGGTATTCCTGAAATCAAAGCAGAAAAAGCCGAAACCACAAACCACTCAGGGGGTGGTTGGAGAACTTTCATCCCTGCTGGTTTGAAAAGTTTGGAAGAGTTTGAACTTACTATACTTGCAACAGGAAGTTTAGTATCTTCTCTGTATACCGATATGACTGCTGAAACAATCAGCGTTTATACCGTTGATTATGCAGCTACGACATCTGGTTCATTACTTGATTGGAGCTTCAATGCTTTCCCAACAAGTTTAAAAGTTACAGATATGCAAAGCGACAAACCCGAAGCAATCACGCTTAAGGTTAAGTTCCAAGCATCCGGTTCACTAACTATTTCTGCTACTTAATCAATCAAAACGAGGGGGTGCAAGCCCCCTCTACAAACCTGCTAGAGGAGTAAAAAATGAAAATAAATCTTGTAGACTATACACCCAAGACAGAAGAAATCAGCATTCCACAATGGTCTGCTGACCCTCTTTACGTTCAAGAGTTGTTAGGTACACAATTAGAAATGATACAACGCTATGCACATTTAGAAAATGGCAAAGCTGTAATAGAACACCAAAATGCCCTCCTAATTATTACTTCATTGATAGACAAAGAGGGTAATTATTTATTTACCGAAAAAGATATTGAGAACTTAGAAAAACAACCCGCAACTATTATTGCAAAGATTTTAGAATCAGTAAATAGGGTATCAGGCGTGACAGTATGAACTCATTAGAAGAGTTTCACTGCAAACTGGCTATTGAACTCCACATGAGTTTAGTAGAGGTACTCAACTTGCCAGCTTGGGAACT